AATTAAAGAATATCCAGGAGAATTTTCAACAGATATACCACAATATTTAGATAGCACTCTTTCAACAGTTTCAGACACTATTAAAAACGCACTAGATAACCAATTTGATATTATTTTAGATATTTTAACAAACGGATTCACAGCAGTAGATACTTATACAGTAGTTGAAGGTAGCACATATAAAATACAATTTAGCAACGGTGGATCAAACTACTACACTGATCAAGGTATTAATACAAATGTAGATATACTTCCAGGAAAAATTATTGTAGGTAAAACTACAGGAGCAAGAGGTAGAATTGTAAAATATACTAGCGGTGTTGATTTAGGTAATCTTGCTTACGACGAAGTTGAAGTAGTATTGGTTGAACCAAAAGAATTTAGAATAGGTGAAGAACTTGAGTATGGTAACGGAACTAAAGAGAAACAAATTTGTATCCATGTTGAATCAGGAATATACTTTGAAGATTATCCTATCAAGGTTCCAGAAAACGTATCTATTAAAGGAACAGATTTTAGACGTTGTCAAATTAGACCAGCGCCAAGGATATCACAATCACCATGGGTTAAATCTTATTTTTACAGAGACAAACTTTTAGACAATTTACAAATTACAGACTTTACTGGATCTGATATTGCTACAGCACAAGACATTACGCTAACAGGAACTAATGAAGCAGGCGGTGTAATCACTGTTACGCCAGCCGATAATATTGCTCCTCTTGCTTGGGATGGAGCTTGGTTCTATACAGACAGTGGAGCAGTTGGTTTAATTTCAAACGCCGATGGCGGAAGTGATTTCAATGTAACTTTGACTGTAGATATTTTACCAAACCTAAATACAATAAGTGCTGGTGCTTGGCATGTTAAGAAAACACTTAATTACGGATATCACTATCTAACAGATCCAGGTGACGCAACCAGTGTTCCAAAACGCAACGATCAAATGGACGTCTTCTTAATGAATGACGCTACTAGACTTGCGAACATGTCTTTCCAAGGACATGGTGGATTTGCCCAGGTATTAGATCCTTCCGGACAAGTTTTAATTAAATCTCCATACACACAGGTTTGTGGATCATTTTCAGGAAGTGTTAATAAACAAGCATTTAGAGGTGGTATGTTTATTGATGGTTTCGCAGGAAATTTAGAAACTGTTATTACAAGTAAGGACGACAACTTTACATTAAATGTTCAATCTGCTGTAGGCACAGGACTAAGAGTAAGAAAACCAGAAACCCCAGCTCCATTCTTTATCAACGGGGTACGTTATCAAGTAGATGCTATTTCCGAGTATGATGGCGGTGCTGGAACAGGTAAACTTTTAATTAATAAATTATCCAATGAAGGAAACGGATACACAGATGCTGTTCCAGGGGGTGGTACAGAAATATTCATACAAACCGCTGGTAACAGAAGTATGTTGGCAAATGACTACACCCAGGTTAACGATTTAGGATATGGACTTTTTGTTAACAACGCAGGACTTTCAGAGCAAGTTAGTACATTCTGTTATTACAACCACATAGCATTCTTTAGTAACAACGGTTCAGAGATTAGAGCTCTAAACTGTTCTAACGCAAATGGTAACTTTGGATTAGTTGCGGCAGGTTCTGATCCAAACGAAACTGTTGATGCTATTACTTCATTGCGAACTATGCAACAGCCTGCTAAGGTTTACAATGATGCTAGTAACACATATGGTTTTGGTGCTATATCACACGCACAAGGCGTAAACACAATTCACTTATATGATTGTGATTATCATCCATATCCAAACAGTTTAATAGATGTGTATGAAAGAGATGGAAGCGGAAATATTACAGCTCTAAATACTTACGAAGTAACAGCAGTTACCGAAATGAGTTTACCAACATCTAACTCAGGTGGATATTCAGGAGCAACTGGTCCAACAGGACGTAAAGGTGCTAACCAAAAGATTTACAGATGTAACATATCAGGTGATACTGGATTAGCAAGTGCTATTACAGGTGACCATAATATAAACTTGGCATCAGATGCTTCTCCTTATGTGATTATGAGAATGAACAAGAATCACTTGTTCTCAGGAGTATCAGGTGTTACAAGTATTAGACCATCAACTGCTTTAATATTTGATGAGAATTTAAATCAAGTTTATAGAACAATTAGCTTTAACAACCAAGATGCTGATAATACTGCTTTGGCGGCTGATAGATTCCAAATCGTATTTGACTCAGGCTTTAAACATCTTAACCTAACTGTTAACCAAACCGAAGCTGTAAACAATACGTTTGCTGGTGCTGGTACAACAATGGGATCAACAGTTGGTGACGTTGTTATTGCCATTGAAAAATTAACAGCGGCAGGTATTGCTAGAATTAATAACAACGATATGATATTTGCTTGGGGTGGTAAACTTCACCAGGTATCTAATTACACAGATAGAACAACCTTTGCCACAATTAATTTGTCAGATGTTGCGGCTTCAAACATTAACAGTAACAATACTTTATACACTGGTTCAGGTATTGCCAAACCAATTTATAGTGCTGGAGGAACCACTGCTATAACACTTACTTTATCATTAGCGTCAAACGAAGCGGCAAACATTACAGTTGGTATTTCCACATTAAGAGCAAACGGACATGACTTTGATAAAATTGGTACTGGTGGATTTAACACCACAAACTATCCAAGTATTATTTACGGTGAACCGGTTAATTCAGCTACACAGGCAAATGAAGTAGTTGAAAGAGGAAAAGGTAGAGTATTCTTTGCTTCAACAGATCAAGATGGATTCTTTAGAGTTGGTAAGTTCTTTAGCGTTGACCAAGGAACAGGTACTGTTACTTTTGCGGCTTCGATCGCTATTAGTAACCTAGACGGACTTGGATTTAAACAAGGTGTTAGAATTACTGAATTCAGTAATGATGACACAATGGCTGATGCTGATCCAGCCGCAGTACCTACAGAATTTGCGGCTGAAGCATTCTTAACAAGAAGACTACATTTTGATAGAACAGGAACTTTACAAACAGTTGGAACTATAGGTCCAGGTGCGTTAGCAAGAGATGGTACAACACCTTTAACAGGAAATCTAAATGCTGGTGGAACCAACAAAATATTTAACATGGCGGATCCAACCAATCAACAGGATGGAGCAACCAAGTCATACGTTGATTCTAGAACACCGTTTGGTACTGAAGCTATTGGCGCAAACATTGCCAATAGACAAACCAACGACTTCTTGGTTTGGGACGGATCAAGTTATGATAACGCAACTCCGGCAGGAGACATTGGTATAAGTGTATCAGGAAATGTTGCTACATTCTCGATCACCGGTGATTCCATTGTAAACGCAGACGTCAACACAAATGCTGGTATAGCACAAAGCAAGTTGGCTATGAATGCGGCAACCACCAGAGCTAATGCTACAGGTATTGCTCAAAGTGATCTAGGACTAGCAAGTTTTGATTCAGGTGACTTTACTGTTACAAATGGTTTTGTAACCTTGAAAGAAGGTAGCGTAGATTACTCAGATTTACCTGATATGGCGGCTAAAACTGTATTAGCAAATATTACTACAGGAACAGCTGACACAGTAGCAGTTACAATTGACGATTTAATTGACGCTTACAGTAAATTTACAACAACTGGTGTTGCTTCTAGAATAGTACAAACTGGAACAGATGGAAGTATAGACGCACAGAAATTTAAACTTGACAATTATGATATTTTAGATCAAACCAACTTAACAATGACACTTAAGACTCCTGGTGGTGCTAAGGTGTTTGATACTGTTGGATCTGTAGCAAGTAATACAACTACTACATTTCCAGGAAGTATACAGATAGGTGATACAGATGTTACAGCATCGTTCTTCCAAAAGAACAGTAGTTATGGAGATCCAAGTGATGCTACATTAAATTCACCAAGATTAGCAAGTGATTGGGCTTATACTTCATTTATAGAAGCACCAGGTGAAAAAGGAGCATCGTCAACAGGTATAGCTGTAGGAGCAGGTACTGGATTTACAGCCGCAGGTGAAATTGCTATCATAGCAAACAATAACGTAGCGGCGATCAAGTTTACACAAACAGCGGCAAGTCCTTCAAGTAACAATGGATATGCTCTAGGAACATCTGCTTTAAGATATTCTACAGTATATGCTACAGCACTAGATGGTTTGGCAACTTCAGCAAAATACGCTGACTTGGCAGAGAACTATCTAGCAGATAAAGATTATGAAGTAGGGACTGTGCTTGTATTTGGTGGTGAACAAGAACTTACCACAACAGATATAAAAGGTGATACTAAAGTAGCAGGAGTTGTTTCAGAAAATCCAGCACACTTAATGAATAGCCAATTAGAAGGCGATCATGTTACACCACTGGCATTACAAGGTAGAACTCCTTGTAAAGTAATTGGACAAGTTAAGAAAGGTGACATGATTGTTACTAGTGCGATAGCAGGATATGGAATGGTAAACAACATACCAGGCATAGGTACTATTATTGGTAAAGCAGTAGGCACAAAAGATGATGACGGTCACGGCATTGTTGAAGTTGTGATAGGGAGAGTATAATGGCTATTCTAACTATAAACATCGGAACAAGTGCTAACAAAGGTGATGGCGATCCATTAAGAGTTGCTTTCGATAAAATCAACAAAAACTTTGCGGAGTTAGATGTTACAAATACAAAAAGAGATGTAGTTGGATCAGTATTCGCAGATGATTCTACGTTGTTGGTAGACGCGGTGAACGGAGTGATACCAGGATACGTTAGTTTACAAACTTTAAAAACTGTGGCGGCGGCAAGCACAGACTTCGCAGATTTTAAAAGTAGAATAGCGAACCTGACATAGAGAGGATGAAATATGGCAAATAGATTTCCAATTATAGTTGACAGAGATGATCAAAACAAGTTAAAAGAATTACCAGCAGGTGATAATTTAGACTTAACTGGATCAGGCATTGTTGGTGCTGGTAACATTACAGCAACAGGATTGACTATCGGCGGTGTAAGCTATAATCCATTTAGTGGTAGTTATAATGATCTTACTGACAAACCTACAGTAGCCGGGACAACAAGTGACTTGCCTGAAGGTACTAATCAATATTTCACAAACGAAAGAGTTGATGATAGAGTAGCCGCTATTCTAAGAGAAGGTACTGGTATTGATATTGTTTATGATGATTTAGCAGGCACAATTACAATAACAAACACAGGAACAAGTAGTGGAGGCAGTGGAGGATTAGCTCCAGCCACTAACTTTGACGGATTAGCAAATAATCAAATTATTAAATATTCAACCACAGGAAATACTGACGGTGGTGCGGCTTGGGTAAATGGCAGTATAAACTATAGTGAAATAGTTGGTACACCTAGCCTTGCTACAGTGGCAACAACAGGAAGTTATACTAACTTAATTAACAAACCAATCTTAGTAGATGACATAAGTGATTTAGCAGATGTTGATACACAAAGCACACCTCCAAGCACAGGACAAGTTTTAAAATGGAACGGAGCAAACTGGGCACCAGCAGATGATATTACAACAGGTGGCTCAGGCCTAAACGCAGATACACTAGATGGATTTGATGGATCTTATTATTTAAATTATGCTAACTTAACAAATAAACCAACTTTATTCGACAGTCAGTTTAGTTCGTTAACAGGAACTCCTACAACTTTATCAGGTTATGGAATTACAGATGCCATTAGTACTAATCAAAGTTATGTACAGAATGGTTCTATTACTATTAACGATGACAACGGATTACAAATTGGTGGTAGTTCCATAAGCAAAGTGTCTTTAGGAATAACAGGCGGTAACGTTGTTTTACAAAACTTGGTTAACGAACAAGACTTTGAAATAAAAGTAAAACCCATTGCTGGTGTAGTTACAGCAATAAAAGTTGATACAGGTTCTGGTAGAGTTGGTATATATAAAACAACACCAACAAGGACATTAGACGTTGGAGGCGATGTTGGAGCCACAAACTTCTTCGGAGGTGGTTCTAATTTAACAGGAATAACTCTTACACAGGTTACTAACGCTGGATCGGAAACATCAAATAGCGTCAGTTTTGGAAACGTCAGTCCATCGGCTGATAGCACATACAGTTTAGGATCTAACACAATTAGATGGGCAAACACTTATACAGATAACTTATCAATTGACGGAGGTTCAACGTTCACTGATGGAGCCTTAAGTATCAAAACAGGAACAGGTAGTGTAGCTAAGATTGATCTATACTGTGAAGTAAACAATGTACATTACGTAAGAATAGAACCACCGGCACACGCTAACTATGCCGGAAATGTAACACTAACATTACCTAATACTTCAGGTACTATAGCACGTACAGCAGATATTCCTACAGTACCAACTACAGTAAGTTCATTTACAAATGATTCAGGATATATCACAGATATTACAGCACAAAGTATTAACAGCCTTAGTGATGTTACGATTACAAGTGTACAAAACGATCAAATTTTAAAATACAATAGCTCATCAGGAAAATGGGAGAACGGCACAGGCGGTGGCCAGGTTGGAAACTTTACATTATCTAGTAGTGTAATTGATACTGATGATAGTTCACAAATTGTTATGACACCAAGTGTTAGAATGAGCAGTGACTTAACTGTTGACGGCAACTTAACCGCACAAAGATTTACGGCAGACAGTTTTGAAAGTTCAGGAGTAGGCACTCCTCAAATAGATAGTGCTAGTTCAATAGAACTTATAGCACAGGATCAAGTTAAAATAACTAATAGTCCATTGAGATTAGCAAGTTTCACTACCACCCAGCGAGATGCTTTGACAGCCGGCAACGGAGATACAATTTATAATACTACCACTAACAAGTTCCAAGGTTATGCCAACGGTGCTTGGGTTGATTTACACTAGGAGTTATAAATGAGTGATTGTTGTACAAGAAAGCGTACTTGGAAAGATGTTATGTTTTTGCCTATGGCAATAACTTTTACCCTTATAGGTTTTACGTTATTGTTAGGAATTGAAATGGGCATTGCTTACGCATTAGGATTTATATAATGAGTGAAAAAGAATATATAGTCTCTCTAAATAAAGGCGTAGACTACGCACAATTCAATCAAGAAATGATAGCTTCAACTGGAGCAGGAGATATTCCTAATAGAACAGTTGACGTTGCCAATGCTAGACCTTTGTCCGAGAGAAACACACATTATGCCTTGACAGATGATGAAGCTGTAGCATTACGTAATGATTCAAGAGTATTAGATGTTCAACTGCGACCAGATCAAAGAGATGATATCGAAATTGGATATGATGCTATTCAGACAGCTGATTTTAATAAGTCAAGTGCTGACTCTGGTGATTACAGAGATTGGGGTAAAATAAGACATAGTTTTATTGAAAACAAATATGGTACATCAACATCATTAGCTTCCAATCCTTTTGATAGACCATATTCAATGGACGGCACAGGAGTTGACATTGTCATACAAGACAGTGGTCTCCAAGTAGATCATCCAGAATTCAAAGACGCAAACGGAAACAGCAGAGTACAATTGATAGATTGGTTTGCTGAATCAGGTGTAGGAAGCACTCAAGATCCTAACCATTACAGAGATACCGACGGACACGGCACACATTGTGGCGGTACTGCGGCTGGACTTAACTTTGGCTGGGCACCTAACGCAAGAATTTATTCAGTTAAATTAAGTGGACTAGAAGGTAGTGGTGACTCTGGTACAGGAATAAGTGTTATAAATGCTTTTGATATAATAAAAGGGTGGCATCAAAACAAACCTATAGATCCTAAGACAGGATTCAAACGTCCGACGATTGTTAACATGAGTTGGGGATATAGTTATTCAATGGGAAGTAATTTTATC